TGCCGGATGCGCTTGTAGTCGGACCCGGATTCAGCACAGACCACACCCCCGTCATGGGGGGTACGCCGTCACTTACTCCTTCACCCGGCTCACCCTGTGGCCCTGCGGGGCCGGTTGACCCATCGGCTCCGGGCGGACCCTGCGGACCCTCCGGACCCTCCGGACCCATCGGGCCAGTGAGTCCCTGCGGACCCTGCAAGCCATCAGCACCATCTTCACCGTCGGCACCCGGTGGACCCATCGGGCCAATGGGTCCCTGTGGACCCTCCGGGCCGATCAGAGTGTCGATTTCCACATCGCCGGTCTGGCCGTTGATGCTCGTGACATACGCCTGCGGAGCCACCGACGGGTCCATGGCCTCCCCGAAGGGCAGCAGCGCGAGGTCCACGTCGGACTGTGCGGAGGACAACTGGAAGGCCCGGGCTGGCTGGCTGATTTCCTGCCCATCCTTGAAGAACCAAACCTTCACTGTGTAGTACCAGTCAGTGACGGCGTTGCCCGCGCCGTCGACGAAGCCGGGCTGGTCGGTGTGCGGCAGGTCGATCGTCAGCGGTTCCCCACCCGCCGAGGAAACCGCCTTGAAGAACGCCGCCATCGGCGTACCCGTGGCTTCCCAGATCAGACTCGCAGACGGAACGAACCGCGCCATGACCCGCCCCGGCTCACCCGTGTAGGAGATAGGGGCATCATGGTGGATGGTTGCCGTCGTAATGGCTGCAGGAATCGCCATGTGCCCGCTCCCCTAGTTCTGCAGGCGGGCGATTTCCGCCTGCGCTGCTTCCAGTGCTGCTTCAAGCATGGCATTACGCAGTTCCGTATTCGCCAATTTCACAGCCATCTTCTGAATAACCGTATTTGGATCAACCGAGCCATCCATATTCGTCTCCCTCATTGTGCTTACTCCGTGAACAATGGCCCCCGGGCCTTCTCCGGGGCTGGTTCACGACGGCGCGGAGCGATGGAACTGAGGAAGGCGGCCCTCCTGCCCTTGAACAGGTCCGTCCGACCGGAGAACAGCGGTCGCAGTTCGGCGGCGTCCTGACCGCCACCTGTGCCCAGCGTGCTCCGCACCGACGCCTGCGCAGCCCGCAACCTGCCCGCGTTCTCCGGCCCCGGCACCGGCGACCCGACACTCACATCCAGCACGTCCGGCATGAACTCAGGCGGGACGCCCGCGTTGACCAGTTCCCCCAGACCATCCCGAAGAGTGTCATACAGCGGCCCCCACATGCCGGTCTGGTCCTTGATCTTCATGGCCCCCCGGATCAGCGCCACCGTCTTGACCGGGTCCGGCTCGCCCAGAAGCTCCGAGTAGGCCGCGATGGCGTCAAGGCCCATCACTTCGGTAACAGTCCCCGTGGTAACCACCAGAGCCTCGGTGCCGTCAGGCAAGGTTTGAATCAGTGCGCTCATAACTCTCCTACGGCTTCCAATAGAGCAGGACCGAGAATGATGTCGAATTGTTCGCCGGACCTGAGAAGTGCACCTCAAAGCCGCTGGCTGTGACATTGCGGGTATTGAAGCTCAGCGGACCAATGCCGTCGGGAACGGGTACGGGCATATACATTCCGTAGGGCGGTGGGGACACGGTCCATGTAAAGCTCCCCGATGCAAATTGGACTTGGCCCGAGGAGACGCGCATGAAGGTGGTGTAGGAGTTATCCGTATCCAAGTGCCCCTGAAGCCGCGTGCCGTTATCGCTGCCAATAAAGACACCGTTGAAGGCACCTCCCCACTCCCGCTCCAGCCCAATCTCGCCGCCGCGATTCCTGATCGTCAACTGGCCGCGGGGGCTGGTGTTGGCATCCAACTCCCCGCCAAGCAGGACGAGGTCTCCAACGCTCCAGCCGGAAGCGGTCTCCCCCAGCGCGAACATCGTCGGCTGGTAGTCGAGGTCCGGGTCCTGCACCTTGAACCGGATGCCGGGCCAGATGCTCCAGACATTCTTCGCCAGCAGTAGGTGGGGTTCGGCGGTACTGCCGACCTGAAACGTCCCCAGTATTTCAATCTCGCCGGTGGCGGCATTGAACTCCAGCGTCTGCTCCCCACCCGAGTTCCATGCCAAGACGCCCGAGGAGTCGAACTTGATGCCGGTGAGGGCTTCCACGTCGGTCTGGAACAGCGCCCCGGTGAACGTTCCGCCGGTGAAGGACCGGCCCTCGAACATGTCCGAGCGAACAAGCATCGCATCAGCGACGCCGAACCACGCCTCGTCCGCCCAGATTTCATTGGTCTCCAGCATGTCGGCCCGGACATGCAGGAAGTTCGCAATCGCCGCTGTCATTTCCTCGGTGACCACGAGGTGCTCGGTGATGACCGTGTTCGGAAGGATCGACACCCCGGCGTCGACGTTCTTCAGGTGCGTGACGGCGGCGTCGATCGTGGACAGGATGATGTCCTTGTCCACCAGCGGCGTCGTGTAGCCGACCGCCTGTTCGGACCACGGGGAGGCGTTGCCGGATTCATCGAACGCCTGCAGCCGGAAGAACTGCGGGTCGTAGTAGGGGAAGTTGGCGACAACCTTGAAGCCGCCGCCACGCCCGAACCGGGCAATCTCATGGGTGGGAGATGAATCCGTGCCGTGCGCAAGAATGCAGTACTTGAAGTCCGCTGGCATCGCACCCGAGACCGACTGCCCGTCCCATGTGGCGGTGATCGTGCCGCGCTCCACCGTGAGGATCGGCGGGGTGGGCTGCGACGGCGCGGTTTCATCCTCCGCCATCTGGACGGTCAGTTCGATCGACCAGTTTCCCGGGATGACGAGGTTCAGGCCGATGGCGCGGGCGCGGAAATGCCACAGGTGGTTTGGCAGGAAGCCGTCGGCCCGGAAGAAGGACTCCGTGTTGGTGGAGAGTAGCTGCCACGGGCGGACCTGCTCGCTGATTTCAACGTTGGACGGCGTTGCGGCGAGGCCCGGCATGGTCAGACCCGGCACGGCGAGGCCGGGCACCGAGTCCGTGGTGAGCAGCAGCAGGGGTGCACTGACTGGCTTGCCCCAGAGTTCGTACTGCGCAATCTCGATGTCGGTGGCGTCGGTAGCCTTGGTGACATCGGGGAAGTCCAGCATGAAGCGGACCCGCAGGCGACCCTCGGAGTCGAGGTAGAGCGCGGTCTGGTAGGTCAGTTCGATCGGTGCGGTGGGGTGCCGGGATGACCCTTGCTCGACGGCACCGTCGATAACCTCCGTCAGGTCAGTGACGGCAGAGTCGATCAGTGGCCGGATGCCCGAACGGACCTCTCGGAGTTGGCGCTCAACGAGCGCGCGCCACTCCCGTTCGTCACGCGGGGGCCGTACCGGCATCTAGCATCCTCTCCAGTGATTGGGGCGACCGATCACTAGCTGATAATTCTCGTTTTCAGGAGAGAGTTCTGTTTCACGATGGTGTCCCCGGCGTCCGATGTGCCCTGCGCCCAGCGCACTGTGATCGCACCCGCCGTAACGCCAAGCGCGATAACGCCGCGCAGGCTGATGACCTGCAACGATCCGGTGGTGCCAAGGATCACGTCGCCGTTGCTTGGAGAGACGTTGTAGGCGTTGTGTTTCGTGAAGCCTTCGGAGGTTCCCGCCCCGGAACCAAAGCCCGCCGCCGCACCCCACACCCCGGTGGCGTCCGCCGGGACACCCAGTTGCAGTTTGATGTCGGCCCCGAGCGGGCTGACCACCCAGAGCAACGCCTCAACTTCCACGACTGTATTTGCGGCAAATGACCGCGTCAGCACTGAGTCATCGGCAAGGGTGGTTGTGGCCGTGCGTGTTTGGTCGGCACTTTTCCTGACGGGCAGGGACTCTATCTGTGTATTGAGGTCGTCCACGCTGTCTTGGAGGGCCTCGTCCGCCGCGATCAGGTCGGTGACCCTGTCGGCCACGGCGATGCCGAGGTTCTCGTAGCGCAGCAGATCGGAGGCGTTGATGGTGCGCACATCTTGGGGGATGTTATCCGGGTCGGTGGTGTCCACCCAGCCGAGGTAGGGGTCAAAGCTAATCGGCTCCGTCATTTACTCATCCTCCACATAACTCTCGGGGTACGCGGGGGAGAGGACGACCCTGACCGTCTCGCCGCCCTCCGCCGTCTCCTCAACCGTCATACTATCCAGCTTCTGCATCTGGCTTACGGTGCGACCCGGCAAGGTTGCGGTCAGCGGAATCCACACACCGGGCGTCAGATCATCCACAGTGAGCACACCGTTGGGATTGAGGCGGGTGTTGTCAGGAATACGGACCACCAGCGCTGGTCGCTGACCCTGCTTCTGCGACCGGATCGCCTGCGAGGTCATCTCCGCGACCGATGGCGGGTCCGGCGGCTCCTCGCCGGGTTCGCCCGAGTTCTCGTCATAGGCCTGATGCAGCACCTCCCATTCTCCGTAGTAGGGGTCGATGCCACCGGCCTCGCCCCAGTGACCCTTGCCGTCGGTCATTGCGACATACGTCGACAGTTCCGCGCCGTACTGGGTGATGATCGGGTCGCCGATGAAGTCATCCCTTGTCACCATCGGCGTTTGCCCGATGCGCTCATGCACATCGAAGAACAGGATGGACCGGCCCACCACCGTGTAGTCGACGCCACCGCGCCATGCGTAATTGTCGATGTGTTGGAACACCGTGTACTCATACGGCAGGGTGTGGGACGACGTTTGGGCCTCGTGGATGCCGGGGGTGGTGACGTGGATGTACTGCACGTGCGGCAGGAGGTTGGTGGACGGGTCCAGCGCCTCCTTCCGTGCCATCTCGGCATTCATGATCCGCTCAATGCGGTCCAGCACCGAGCCGACGTTCGGGTAGCGGTTGTCGTACTCGTTGCGCATGATGGTGCGCTGGACGTAATACATCATGTCCTTGGCCTCGATTTCGACCGAGGACCCCTGATACGTGATGCGGTTTACCGGCCCCTCCCACACCCTGCGCTTCCCCCGGAAGATCACCAGTTCCATGCGGTTCGTCTCCGCCAGCCCCAGCACTTCGGCGCACTCGGGGCTGACGGTAGCGATCCACACCGTGCCGACCGAAATGTCATCACGCCGCCGCTCCCACTTCACCCGGCTCAGCGGCCCGAGTGCACCGATCTGCTTCCTGCCGCCGCGGTCGAACAGGAAAGCGGTGTGCGTGACACAACTAAGAGCCATTTACTCCCTCACCGCCGTATCCAAGGAGACATGAACGCCCGACTGACCCGGCATCAGGTCGGCAGTCATCGTGTACGTGTACTGGCACCCAAGGGACGGCCACTGGAACGGCCTGCCATCGGAGCCGAACAGCAGGTGCCCTGCTGGAACCACCATCCCGTCCGAGCGCGTGATGGTGGCGGAGCGGCGCACTGCATCCAGCGTCAGCACGGACGACGCGGGCAGGTAGGAGATAAGGAACTCACCGTCGTAGTCGCAGCCATCCAGTCCATGCCCCTCGCGGTAGAAGCGGATGCGCAGGTATTGGATTGCGTTCGCGGTTGTCACCGTCACGTTCGGGATGACCCGCCCCCAGCGCTCGGTGATGTGCGCAGGAATCGTGGCGGTGAGCCTGCGCCATGAGGTGATGTTCAGGATGTTCGGCGGTGCGATCACCGGCGGCTGCGGAGGCCGTTCAATGCCCGTGAAGAACGGGTCATCAATGTAGTTGTCATAGGCGGTATTGACCGGCGAGCAGTCCTCCGCCGGGTCCTGAAAGTTTAGTGCCGCATCCATGTTCAGCCCCGCCACCGGCCAGTATGGAGTGAACGCCCATGGCACACCGATCGTGAGAGTGAACTCCACCTGCACAAGCGAGGCGACCTTGGATGGATAGACGGTGGTCACCAGCGGGCCTTCGGTGACCTCCGCCTGATAGAAGATGCGCCGGAACGTGGCTTCCTCCACGAGGTCCTCGGGCAACGCGGAGTACATCACAACGTCCTTGCCAAGACACCCAAGCTGCGATGGGTCCGAACAGCCCTCCCCTGCAAGCACATCCCGCAGCCACGCCAGCCCTTCGGCAAGGCCTTCGTCATCAGCAGCCATCGCCACGGCGGTCACCCGGATTTCCCGGGAGCCGTGCCGGGGCATGGTGTGCACCGCTCCATCCCCGATGAGTTCGGTCACCTTCATTGCCCGCGTGGAGTCATCGGCCCCCTGAACCCCCAGCGGAAACAGCCCATAGAAGCGTTCACCGGCAACGCGGGTGCCCTGAAACCACGGAGCACCGTCGTCGCGCGGGTTGGTGTAGGCGGAATGCCCCAGCCCTTCGCGCAGGGTGGGATGGTTGCACTGAACGGTGAGACCGGGCAAGTGCTCGGAGGCGTAGGCGTGTGCCCGGGCGACGTTCAGAACCTCAACGCCGCCAACCGACATGAATCCATCAAACATGCCTGCCCCTTTAGAAGTTGGAGAAGTTGGCGAAACTGTCGATGACCTTGGCCGCCACCAGTTCCGGGTCCTTGGTTGGTGTGGTGATGCTGATGGCCCCTTCCGCTATTGTCAGGCTCTTGCCTCCGACCGTGGTGGCAGCGCCCGACATTGCGCCGAAGCTGCCGCCAACCGAGACCTCCCCCGCCGGAACCGTGAATGCACCGAGGGTTCCGAGCGCTGAGTGCACGGCGGAGCGGTTGGCCTTTAGGCCGTCGGCAAGTCCCTGTGCGGCATCTTTACCCGTGACGTACATCTTGGACTGGGACAGGTCCGCCGTGACGGTGCTCGTCACCACGTCCGTGATCGCTTGCAGGGTGTTCAGCAGCGGGTCCATGCGCGACTCCAAACCACGCTGCAGGCCGACCATGATCGCCTGACCGGCAGGCTCCAGCAGCGTGCGGTCGTAGTCCAATGGACCCTTGTTGTCCCTGATCCAGTCAGCAATGTTCCCAACGAAGCTGGTGATGCTGCCCCACATGCTCATGAGGCCGTTCAGGAAGCCCTGCATGATGCTCTGGCCTGCGCCCCGCAGCATGCCGCCAAGTCCCGAGAGCGCGCTGCCGATCCGACCGGGCAGCGTCCCCACCCAGCCGACGATGTCGCCGGATCGCTGCATCACCATGTTTACGAAGTCCGTGAACGAGCCGGACAAGTACCGCCACATATGGTGCATGGCGTCCTGCGTCTTGCCCTTCATGTCCGTGCCCATGCTGGCAACATCGCCCGACATGGCACCGGACTTGTCCTCAACCGTGCCGGAGAACTGCCGCCAGTTCTCGCTGAGGGACCCCCCGACATCGCCCCAGAACCCGTCCCAGTTGTTCTTTACGTCAGTGCCGAAGCTGCTGACGTTGGTCTTGATTTCGCCAGCCTTCTCCGAGACGGTTCCCGTGAAGCCCTCCCAAGCGTTGTTCAGGTTGGTGCCCACGTCACCCCAGAAGCCGTTCCAGCCGTTGCCGACATCCCCGGCCCACGTGGTGATGCCGTTTTTGATTTCGTTGGCCTTGGTCCCGACCGTGCCCGTGAAGCCCTCCCACGTGTTCTTGAGGTTCGTCCCAGCACCGCCCCAGAAGTTGTCCCAGTTGGTCTTCACTTCACCAGCCCATGTGGTGATGCCAGTCTTGATTTCGTTGGCCTTGGTGGTGATGGTGGTCTTGAAGCCCTCCCATATGGTTCCGAGCGTCGTCCCGATGTTGGTCATGCCGTCGAAGAAGCCCTGCACAACATTCTTGCCGATGTCGAACATCACCGTGGAGGGAGACTGGATGCCGAAGTGCTTCTTCACCACGTCGATGATGACCGTGAAGATGGTCCAAGCATTCTTGATCGTCGGATTTTCCTTCAGGCCATTGATGAAGCCGTCGACGATGTCCTTCGCCAAGCTGGCAGCACCGGCGATCATCTTCGCGCGCTCAATGGGGTCGGTGAAGAATGCGTAAATCCTCCCCAAGACGGTCATCGCCGGACCTGCATAGATGTTCAAGAACTGCAGGGCGATTGCAAAACCCATCATGAACTCGGCGACCTTCTTGATGGTCTCCGCCAGCGCCGGAGTCAGAAGTTCGACGAGCTTGATGATGTGCGGCATCAGCAGGATCATTGAGGTCACCATCAGCGGCAGCACGTCCTTGACGAAGGTGTCGAAGTGCGGCGCGATAATTTCGATCAGCCGCGTGACCATGTCCAGCAGCGGCGGGATCAGCGGAGCCAGCTTTTGCATCATGAGGTCGAAGGACGGCCCCAGCTTTTCAACGATGAGCTTAAACAGTTCGGCCACTTGGGGCATGATCGGGGCCATAATTTCCAGCAGCTTGCCGAAGGAGTCGGCCAACGGGCCTATTACCGGCTCCAGCTTCTCCAGCGCTATCAGCATGCCGTCCATCAGCTTCTCGAACCCCTGCTGCACCGCAGGGTTCTCGATGACCTTCCCGAACATGCCCAAAATCTTCTCGACGATCTTGCCGATGGTGTCCATGACGCGCACGAAAGTTGGCAGTGCTGCTTCGATGGACGGGCCAAGCTTCTCGAAACCGCGCCCGATACCCTCCAGCGCCAAGAAGAAGCCCTCGAATACCTGTCCCAGCGCCTTCTGGAAGCGGTCCCCGGCCAGCAGTTTCGCAATCTTGTCCAGCGCCGTCGCAAAACCTTCAAGTCCGGAGGCCCCGCCCTTGCGGGCCGCGTCAGCAATGGAGTTGAAGATGCTCCAGATGGAATCAAGGATCGACCACAGGTGATCCATGCCTTCGATCGCTTTGTCGATCCACCGTTCAAGGTCCCCGTTGTTGGAGGCGTTCGTGATGAACGCCTCGAACTTCTCGGCAAGCTTCACGATCCACTCAGCGAACCGCTCGAAGTACTTGGACCCCACATCGCCAAGGATGGTGAAAGCCCGGATGATCGGACCCATGGCGCGGGCAAGGATTTCGATGGCCCGGTTCATCCGGTCGAACATCCTGCCGATGGCCTCGTGCGGGATGGCCTTCAGCGCATCGGCAAATGCTGCGAACACCGTGCCGAGGACGCCCGCGGTGACCTTGAGGTTCGGCTCCAGCAGCGGCATCAGGGAATTGACCAAGTCGCGGATCGGCCCGGCAGCCTTGGCCCAGAACGATGCGCTGATGACATCCTGCAGCCTCTCGAACTTCGGCTTCAGGTCCTTGAGCACCTCGTCCATGTCCTGCAGGGCGGCTGTCAGCACGCCGATGCCAATGCCCGTACCGAAGATGAACGCCGGTGCCGCGGTCAGCAGGCCCCCGGCAATGGCTGCCAAGTCCTGCGCCATGGTGAAAATCATGCCGATGACGCCACCAATGACGGCGCTGAAGGACCCGAGCAGCGTGGTCATCTTGCCGATCTTCAGCGCGTTCCGGTCAAGGTTCGTCAGGAACTCCGAACCCTGCTGGAAGATGTCACCGAGCACATTGAAGCCCGCCATGGCCTTGACTTTGTCAACCATGGTTTCGATAATGGGGCCGACGAACTCGACGACTTTGCCGATGACCTCCAGCACTCCTGCGGCAATGGCGGCACCCTTGTGGAACTTGCCCACCGTCATCGCAGCCATGCCCGCGAAGTCTGAGATAACGCTCCAGTGCGAGCCGACCGTTTTGGAAACTTTGCTCGCTCCTTCGAGTTGGACGTTGAACGTGTCCATGAAATTGTTGGCGTTGGACAACTGCTGGGTGATGAACTTGAAGCCGTCGGCCCCCAGCCTGCCCATGTCCTGCATGGCGTCTACGACCGCCATAACCTTGTCGTTCATCTCCCTCAGCGTCCTGCTGCCTCGGGAGACGTGCGACCAGTCATTGGTGCGGATGGCTTCGGTGAGCATGCGGAAGTCCCGCTCCAGCGCGGCAAGGTGCCCGGCTCGGATCATTCCTTCGAGGGACTGGTTGTACCTCTCCTGCTCCTCGCGCAGCAGTCGGGCCGCAGTCAGTGCGCGGGCCTTCGCCTCCGAGTCCAGCCGGGACTCCTCGGCCCTCAGCCGCTTCAGCGTGTCGGCGGTGCGCTGCTTTTCGGCGCGCTCCTCTTCCTCAGCGGCCTTGATGGCGTCGGCGGTGAGTTCTACCTGTATCCGGCGAAGCTCTTCGGCCTCGATCCATTCATCCACATGGCGGGCGATCCGCTTGGCGTTGTCCTCACTGATCCGTCCGAGGTTGAGCATTTCGCCGGTGACTTCCCCGATGCGCTCCCGCGCCTCTTCGAGGCTGTCGAAGCCCTTCACGAACCCGGCCCAGTCCATGGCTGCCATGGAGTCAGCGATGGCCCTGAAGTCCCGCTCCAGCGCCTTCAGTCGGTTGCTGGCGAACATCTCCTCGAAGGACCGGTTGAACCTGTTCTGCGCTTCCTCCATGCGACCGAGGTCGAAGAGGTACTGGTTGTTGATGTTGTTCAGGTTCTCAGCGTTGCGTTCCCGCTCCTCAGCGAGGTCCCTCTCCACGTAGAACAGCTGCCGCTGCTTCTTGATCGCCCTGTCGATCTGCTTGGAGGCAACCTTGTACTGGTCTTCCGTCACCTTCCCGGCGATGCGCATGTCCTCAAGGAGGTCGGCCATCTTCTCGTGGACGGCCTCGAAGTCCTCGGAATCGAAGTCGAACGTGCCCAGCGCCCGGTCCCAGTCGACCTTCTCCCCGGAGTACAGGGCATCCAGTAGCGAGTTCCACTCGGTCGTCAGGCCCTTGAAGGCCCGTTCCCCGAACCCTTCGGTCATGCTGTCCGCAAAGTTCTCGCCGTAAGCGCGGCCCGCCACGTCCGCCTTGCCGAGGTCTTCGCGGAACTTGGACAGGTCGCCGTGGACTTCGATGTATGCGTCCGCTACTTCGCGTCCCATTCCCACGGCGACCAACCCACTTCCTGTTTACAGGTACTTCAGTTGTTCGATTTCATCTTCCCCGCTGAACTTGTCGGGGTGTCCCGGGAGGGGCCGTTCCAGTTCTTCCAGCCATCGCTGCTGCTCCTCTTGGGACAGGTGCTCCAGCACCCAGACGTAAATTACGGAGAGGAAGCGCGAGAACGGGAGGTCGAGGATGTCGACGCCTTTGCCCGAGCAGTCCCCGTCGATGCGCGTCCAGTTGCTCGTCGCGGTTTGGGCGAGTCGGGTTGCGACCGGGTAGGGCGGGCCGACCACTCCTCGGTGATGGCCTCGAAGAGGTCGAAGATGCCGCCGTCGCCGGACACATCGAAGGTGTCCTCACGGTCAAGCAGGCGGCCTTGGAGATAGCGGGCGGTGTCATTGTCCGCCATCTCGAAGAACAGCTGGATGAAGGTGCCCATGGTCTTCACGTCCATAGTCCTGCCGCCCATGGAAAGCATGATGGCCTGCTGTCCGGTGGAGGGTTCAAAGAAGGTGATTTCACGCCCATCGTGCATAAAGGTGATCTTCGATTCCTCGTCGACCTCCCCGAGCGAATCCTTCGCGGCGGTAACAAACTCTTTCATGGTGTTGTCTCCTGCATTTGCGTCTCCTTTGGGGCTGTTGGTCGACCAACAGCCTCAGACTATCGGGTGGGTAATTTGTGCATCCTCATAGACTCACGCTTGGCATCTTCGAGGAACGGCTTCTTCTTCTGGCCGCTGACCTCCGTGGGGCGGTAGAAGCCCCTGTATCCCCTCTTCTTACCACCCGCCACCCAAGCCAAATACAGTTCGTGACCGGCACCCTTCGTGGCCGGTGACCTCTGCATCGCCCCCGCCTTCTTCGGCACCAGCATGTATGGGCCATGCTTGGCCGTGATGGGTCCGGTTGTACCGTGCATGAAGTACCCGGTGTGCTTTGCGGCGGAGTAAATCCGTGAGTAGCCAGTTAACGGCCCGGTGGTCTTGGTGCGGTTGTGGTCGATACCGCCCAGCAGGCGACCGGATCGGACGTGCCCCATGCCGTGCCTGCTGCCGTACTTCCCTGTGAGGATGTACCTTCTGGCTAAGAGCTTCGCATCCCGTGCCACGTCGTTGAGCAGGTCGTTGACCTCCCCGCCCGGGCGGATGAACGCCTGAACTTCCTCCTCGTGGATGTCGAGAAACTCAGCCATCTTCGTCATCTCCCACGGTGATCGACCATGTTCCGCCGACGGCCCCGCCCTCTGGACCGACTGGGGTGTAGGTCCCAAGGATGGTGAAGTCGATGGTCTTTGCGGCCCGCGCGATGGCGTCCTTCATCAGGATCATGTCATCGGCAAGGTCGAGGGCGGAGTTCAGGTGCGTCAGGTCATCCGGTAGTTCCACCGAGGAACCATCCGACTCCGGAATCGGCGAGGTCCGAATAAGACCGACTTCGATAACGTGGGCGAGGGTCGAGGCGCAGTTCTCCAGCGACGCATCCGCAGCGGGGAACCGCACACTCGGGTAGGAAGTGACATGCCTGACCCACGCCATCGAACCGCAGGTGCCGTCCGAGCCGATGTAATCCACGGGGACGGCGGTGCCGGGGAAGACGGTGACCGCGCACATCGTCTCCAGCAGGTCCGCTGCCTCCAGCCCTGCAGTGAGTTCCTCCAGCAGCACCGCGAGCATTTCCCGAAGCGTCACGGCGTAGCCTTCCATGTCACGGAGCGTGGCCTATGGATGTCGGGTGAGTAGACCTCCGGGCGCGTTTTCATGCCGTAGGGGTTCCACTGCCAAACGTAGGTATCCACTTCCTTGATGCCGGTAGTGCCGTCGGGGAACATGCCGGTGGACAGTTCCATGGAGATGCCCTGTCGGGTGACAGTAGTGACGTTTGCCGGAAGGCGGCATTTCTTCGAGGAGGTCATCGCCAAGAGATATTCGACCGCCAGCAGGCCACCGACGTACTCGCCGAGGGCGTCGACTTCATGCCCGTTCAGGTAGGTGACCGTGAAGTTGGTGCCGGAGCAGGCGGGCCAGCCCTCACCGTCGAGGCGGACCAGCTGGTTACCATCCTCGACGTGGTACGCATCCTCCGGCAGCACGACGCCGTTAACCTTCACCTCGTCGATCCGCCCGACCGGCCCAGTGAGCAGGACCGTCGGGGCGCAACTGCAACTGCAATCGCTACCGCAGAAGCAGTTGGCGTAAGCCCCGGACTCCAGCAGGACCGGATGGAAGAACAGCGTGGTGTTGAAGCGAGGCTTGCGGCAGGTGCGCGCACACGGCATCACTGTGATCGGCTCCCCGCCCACGCGGTTGAGGGTGAGCATGCGCAGCGTTTGCCCGGCGAGGATTTCCGCACGGGTCACCATGTCCGGGTCCGCGCCTTCCGGTGGCTCCCCGCCCGGCCAGAGAATGGGCCAGATCATCTCAGTACCTCCATCATCCGCGTGACCATTTCCAGCACAACAGTCGTCGCATCAGCGAGCAGCATCACAGCCAGCGCCGTGACGCCGATCACAGCAAAGGCTACGCAGGCGGCGACGGTAAGTGTGATGACTTTCATTCCCTTTTCCGGTTCCTGAACTCTTGGATCAGCCATTCCGAGAACTCCGTGAGTGAGTCATCCTTATCATCCGTGATTGGCGGTGGTGGCGTGACCACCGGAGGGTTGGGTTCCGGTTCGGTGAGCGGACCCTGTGCGCCAAGGTTCCTCCACAATTGCGCGTCCCCGTAAAAGACGTTCAGGTCGAGGTCCCCGTCGTAGCCGGTGAGCCTGCCGCGGGATGCGTACTGCCACAACAGCACCCCCGCTTCCCACGTCACCTGAGCATCCTGCAGAGAGCGGGGACGGAAGCCTTCCTGCACCTCGTTTGCCCCGTAAGCCGCGTACCAGAGCGGATACCGCTTCTCGACCTGAGTCCAGTCGTGCGCGTTGATCGCATCGGCGTTCAGGTAGACCAGCGGCAGGGCTTCAGTAGCGGCAGCGACAATGTCCAGCCATTCCTCCGCCCAGTCGGTGCGGTGCTGGTTCTCAGCCTCCCAGTCCAGCGCCAGCAGGTCCCCGTCCTGCAGGTAGGGGGCGATGACGTTCAGGAAGGAGCATGCCTCTTCCGCGGCTGTGTTTGAGGGCGTGAGCATCGGGCGGGCAAAGTGATAGAACCCTACCGGTTTCCCGGTCAGCCGGGCCTCAGCAACATTGGATGCCAGCGCCTTGTCGGCCCACTCCGCACCGCCCTCGGATGCCTTGATGAAGATGAAGTCCGCCCCGAGCGTGTTCAGCGCGGCACTCTCCTGATACACCGCAACGTCGATGCCGTTCAGGTGCGGGAAGTCCACTGCCGGAGGGGGTGGGGTGATGACAGAAGGCGGAGGCGGCACGGTCAGGTCGGGAAGCCCCACTACGTCCTGCGACTCAAACGCCCCGGCCCATGCGTAGCCCTTCGCGTCCACATACCAGAGGTTGCTGCTGAGGCCGTTGAGTGTGACCGGCTCGCCGTGCACATAGCCGGTGAACACCTCCACCTGCCCACCGGGGATTTCACGCACAACGTTCCCGGCACGGTGGGCACGGTCGCGCTGCTTCGCCCCCTCGGGTCCGGTGCGCCGCTGGTTGGCAGCCAGTTCCCGGCGCGGAGTGAGGTCCGGCAGGCCGTCGGTGGACTGGGACTCGAAGGCTCCGCACCACGCAAAGCCGATCTTGTCCTGATACCAGATGTCGGAAGTGAAGCCATTGACCGTGAGGGACTGCCCGTGGACGTAGCCCTCGAAGACCTCCAGTTGTCCCGGCGGAATGATGCGGGTGATGTTGGACCCCGCGTCACCCCACACCTTCCCGTCGACCTTGGGTTCGATGCGCTGCATGGTTTCCTGCGGGCCGTTGCGGCGCTGGTTCGGCGCAGCGGGCACGACAGGCTCTCCGCTCCAGTTGCTCTTGCACACGGTGTCAGGGTTGATCCGCCCGTAGGTGCCGTTCTGGAAGTTCCATTTATCCGGCATGACCTCAAAGTGGTGGTGCGGGCCGGAAGTCGCTCCGCCGGAGTTGCCCGAGCGGGCGATGATGTCACCCCTGCTGACGCGCTGATTCACGGACACCAGCACTTCGGACAAGTGATTCAGGGTGAAGGCGTAGGGGCCGCAGTCCAGCACGACGGACAAGCCAGCGAAGCTGCCCTCCAACCAGTAGATGTTCGAGTGCCATGGCCCGGCGTTACCGGCGAGCGTGATAACGCCGTCGCCCGGGGCGCGCAGGGGTCGACCGACCGGCGTCCCCTTATCCCTGCCGGTGTGCCCCCCGCTCGGGTTGTAGCCTCCGGGGTTCATTCCGTATGGCTGGGTGACCGGCCATTCCGGCTCCTCCGGGTTCAGGTAGTCCATGCTGTGCCCCTTGCTTGGTCCGAAAAAGGCAATGGCGGGTGCGCTGGATCAGACAGCACACCCGCCATTGGCACTCACTACGCGACCGTGACCGGCTCCGAGTAGGTCGACAGACCGCGCTTCGCCGTGATCGTGTACGTGCCTGCGCTGTCGTAGACGTGGGTGTAAGTACCCGTCTCCGCGTAGTCCCACTCGCCGTCGCCGAACTGATAGAACACCGGCTCGGTGCCAGCAGGCACCGGAACAATCTCCACCGACAGCCCGGTCGGGGTTGTGGTGAGGTTGGTGATCGCCGGGTCGCTCGGGTCAAGCAGCGGGGTGCTGCCTTCCCAGACATCCGGCGGTGCCACGTCCACGGTGAGCCAGCGGCGGTGTTCGGTGGCAGTGACCGGGTCCTTCAGGACTGCGGCAACGCCTCCAACGGTCTGCACCGCGTAGGGGCCGGAACCCCAACCGGAGCCACCGCGCGTGGTCATGCCGGTGATCGTGAAGGTGATGGCCGCGTTTTCGATGGTGATGTCACCGATGATGCCGCCGCGCAGGAACGGGGTGAGCACATAGCCCCACTCACCGCTGTTCTTCGAGCCGAGCCAGAGTTCGAGCGCGAAGTTCACCGTGGAGAGGTCAACATCGGTGCGCTCGGTGATGCCAATGGCGTAGTCATCGTCATCCAGCAGCACGGACTGTCCGGTGAGAATCTCGAACAGCCGGAAGTCGACCTCACAGAAGGTCGCCTCCACGCCGTAGCCGGTCTGCGATGGCGTTGCCGCCTCCGAGACGCACGCCTCACCTGCGGCGTTGGTGACGGTGATGCCCTCACCTTCCTCCGAAGTGGTGGTGTAGGCGACGGTGATGTAACCCTTCGTGGTGACGACAGAGTCCTCACCGTAGACGGGTGCCCCAGAGGCGTCGAGAACGGTTGCCCGCATCCGACGACCGCGGAGGTACGAAGTGTTCCTCGACAGTCCCATTTACTTACACTCCCTCGGTGTCGGTGATGGTCTTGCGGTTCTTGCCACTGCGCTCGACCGCAATGACGCGACCCTTCTCCGCCGCATCCTGCGCGCTGAGGTAGTTAAGCACTTCCTCAACCGTCTTCGTGGACGGATCAAACGACCCCGAGGCTCCCGGCCCCTCAGTCGGGGGAGCCTCGGGTGCTGGTGGAGCCGCCGATTCCTCAGTGGCTGGTTCCTCCGGCTCGCCAGCGGCGGAAGCCTCGGGTTCGTCGGCGGCGGCTGCTGCCTCCGGCTCCCCTCCGGGCGATTCCGGCTCGGAGTTCTCGTCCCCGGCTTCCTCACCCTCAACAGGGACAGTGCCGTCGGGGAGGACGTTCGAGAAGTCGTCCGACGCTATTTCCTTGTCCGTGAGGATTGAGGTCGGGGCGATGTAGCCGAATGCGGTGGTGATGATGGAGCCTTCCAGCCCTGCATCCTTCGCGCGCTGGACTAGGCTCTTGGCGACCTTGGTTGACCGGCCCCGAACAAAGGACTGATCCTCGGTCAGTTTCACTTTTGCTGCCATTTCAGTTTCTCCTTAGATTCCGACGAGGATCGCCGCTACGAAACTATCCACGACGGGAACGTAGGTGCGTTCCGCCAGTGCGAGGGCGCGGTTGGCCTTCAGGTCCGAGGCCGGGTACACATCCAGCGGGCCGCGCAGGATCGTCACCCCGCCCGAGATGTAAAGCCACATCTCACCCGCACCTGCTGCCTCCGGACCCGCAGGACCATACCCTCCACCGTTGGCGATGGGCGTGCCCTGCTTGGTGAACAGCTTGAAGCCGCCGGTGTCCGTGATGAAGTCACTCATCAGGGATACGACGGTCTTGTTGCCGTGCAGCAGGGGCAGTCCCGTATAGGTGTCGGCGGCATATTGCTCCAGAACACCGATGGCGTACTTGATGTTGGTAACCGGCGTGCCCGATGTCGGGGTAAGGTCCACCGCCAGATCGTTCAGCGGCCCGGCCTGCAGCGCCTTCTCCACGCCGTAGGACTCCCCGGCGCTGAAAGCCTTCGCTACATCGGCCTCATCCCTGAGTAGCATCGTGTACTCGACGCCCTTGTAGAGGGTGAATGGCTCGGACTCGACCTCAGCCTCGAAGATGCCGAAGGTCTTGTCGACACCGACGCTCGGGACCGGCTCAGGCGGGTCGACATCACCCCGCACGTGCTTCACCCCGAGGTACAGGGCCTCCCGTGGTGCATCAACCACCCGTGCCACGGACAGCAGACCGCCCCGGATGCTTTCGCGTTCCGGTGCGTCAATTGCAAACCGTGCCATTGGCCTACCTCCTTTCCGAAGGTTCTGGATTGAACCGAGGGGGCCAGTGGGCCGCACCGACCCCCTCAGTCATTCAGTTCCTTACGGGGCAGGCTCTACAAAGAGGTTGCCGGTGATGTCGGCAGCGCCCGTGCGACCGTTGGCAGCAAGCGGGATTTCGATGCGGCGTCCGGTGTTGCAGGGGTTGGTGACGACGGTGCCCTGCTCGGTGAACAGGTGCACGTAGTCGTTCTTCTTCAGGTTCACGGAGTC